GGTGTTTCCAAATAGCGTAGCCATAGAAGCCACACCAAAAGAAGTGTCCCACTTGTTCTTACCAGTGAAGTGTGAATTCAACTGGCAGCCATATGAGGCTAGAAAATTTCGCAAGTTGTCATCTAAGGCGTAAGCCTTCTGATGAGCGTTGATTTCAATACGTAGTTCTTGAGGGCGGTACTTTTCAACCCACTCTTCAATCAAAGTCTGAATCTTGGCTGGCGTAGGCTCAGTCATATTGATGCAGTCAAGAATATAAATTTTGCCATCACTACGATTGTATGTTGCTACTACTGCAGCGGTTGCACCTGCCATAGCAGGGTCAAGACCGATAATGGTATAACCAGATTCTATATGTCTTGGATGACCTGGAGTTCCCTCTTTGAGAGGTCCACGCTTACGCATTCCGTTGACCGAACCTGCGACACAAGTTGGCGAGAAGATAGAATCTTCTTGGACGTCTTCTTGTTGGTAGACCATAGCCCAGACAGATGGCGCAACTTCAGAGCGTCTCTTAAATAAAGAGGGTCCATCCCATTTCGGATAAAGTCCATCAGGTCCCGCCTCGTCAATTTCATTTTCTTGTAAATTAGATTTCGCCCATAACGTCTTCCAGTTTTCAGGCTTCTCATCAAATTCAAGAACGGCTGGCATAGCACAGTAAGTGAACGGGGTCTTGCCACCTGACCATTGTCCTGGGTCACGAATCATTTTATAAAGGTCAATGGGCGCGACACGGGTTCCTACGATAAGCAGTTTTCCGTGCCGCCCCAGACGTGTGATAACTTCCTTCTGAAGCCATTCAATTTGCTTCTCCCACTCGTGGGCATTTGAGTTCATCACAACATCGTCTAGGATGATTAGGTCAGCACGAGCACCGTAAATCTGAGAACCAAATCCGAGAGCCTGAACCGTTGGGTCCTTCTCGCCTGAATCACGTCCCGTTCCTAGGTAAATCATATCTGCTGACCATTGGGTTGCATCAGCCTTGTATCCGCCATTAGGACCGAAGGCGGTCTGCAGTTTGATATAGGCGGGGTGGCTTAGGCGGGTCTTAATCGCACCTAAGAATTTTCTAGCCATACCCTGAGTCTTAGAGACAATGATGACTCTGGCATTCGGGTTGGTCACTATGTTGTAGAGGACATAGTTGGTTGTAATCGTAGTTGACTTAGCGTGCTCAGGGGGTACGTTGATAAGTACACGCTTCGGGTCGCCAGGCTCATAGGTAATCCCAGGTGGCAACCAAGATGGCTCACGACCTTCAATCAGGTCTAGCCAGTCAAGTTGGTGTTCAAAGAGTTTAGCGTCTAGGAACTGCTCACAGAAGTCGGGGAAGGATATGTTCTTCAAATCCCCTAAGTCGGCAATTACACCTTTACCCGCTAGGCGGGCTTTGTCAGCACGTTCTTTAAAGGCTGGGTCATTCATAGACCATTGGCGGAAGGTGACATCGTTTCTACCAACGGATGCCATAGCAGCCGTAATGGTGGAGCCTTGGCTCAGTTGGATGAGAACTTTCTCCTGGGCTTCGCCCTTTGGGATGTTCTGAATTCCAGGCTTACGTCCCATTAAATTTGCCCCTTAAATCGGTCATATAACGCTACCGTTAAAACGGCATAACTCTGGCTGTCTACCTACGAAGTAGGTTATATATTTATATATTATATATAACGAACGAGCGTAGTCCCAAACGAAGCGAGTTCGTTTAGAACTATAATAATATTAATTATTACATATATAGATAACCCGTTGGAAACGGGTAAACCGAACACTTATTTTGAAAATATTTTAAAAAAGTTGCCCTCTGGGGCAAAAGTGCTGGTCAGAAGGTAGTTATATATAGGGGGCTATTATATAACAGGAATTTTTAGGGTGAGAGTACTGTAATGATAGTCGCCTGATTTAAACACTCTGGGGTCAAACACGCATAACTCTCACCCTATACTTGACCCTTAGACACTTGCGGGTCATATGTCTAACTATGAAGTGAAGGTTAAGACTAGAGAAGTTACCGAGGGGTAACGATAATATTTAAACTTATGTGATGCGACTATCCCCCTACGAAATTGCGGGGGCACATATAAAAGAAATCGGGGAAGCAATTGTCGACAAATCTACATTCTAAAAATAGTTGAAACTTCAATCACTTTTGGATTGTCGACTTATCTACATTCCACAGAGGGCACAGGATGTCCGATTTATCCTACTTGCTCCCTGAATGTCCTAGATTGTCTACCTACTTTGTACCTTATGTCCGAATTTATATCCGCATATGTCCCTATATGTCCAAATTCTCCCAATATCCCTTAAAAGGACACGACACGCCCGAACGCGGGTAAATTTCTTTATTCGTGCTGACCTGCGGTTTTAGTTTTTTCTTTCCAAAATGGTCAAGATTTCTCAGAACTCGTGTACCTTTGGGGATGTAGCCAAAGCGAGATACGCAACGGCACGACAGGAGAACAAAATGACCAGCACATCCCTACACGACCCAAAGCACGTAAAGGTCACGACCCTTTCAGAGGGCGCAATCGTGGTCACAGTTACAGATGACCATCGCAACGATGTAGCCATCTTCTTTGAGGGCTACACCCAGTTCATTAACTTCGCCCGCCAGTTAATGAATGGCGAGGCACAAGGCAAGCGCTACGAAATCCAAAAGGGCGAATAGAAAGTCCGCCCCCGCCCGATTAGTCGGCGCAGGTTCACGACCTACGGGGGCACGAGAAGGGGCAACCACGCACCTTCCAACAAGACAGGAGCAAGACAGATGGACTACAAAGAGCAACGCGCCTTTGAGGCGACACTCACAACCGCACAACGTAAGAAAATCCGCACATTGGAAAAGGATTACGAGCAAAGACTCACCCCAATCCGTAACTTTCATTGGAAGCGTCACGAAGAGGTGAAACGCGAAGCGTTCAAGACTCTGAACTGCGACCAGAGAGTCCGCGAAAGCCAAGAGGCTTTGAAGCCACAAATGGAAGCAATCACCGAACAAATCCAGCGACTCAATGCCCAGTACGTTGAACTCCAAAATGAGTTAATGAAAAAGCGGGACGAGATTTATGACGAGGTTTACGCCATCGCCTCCAATGACCCGCAAGTCCTAGCCACTGGCGAAATCTGGAAAGAGATGAAAGAAACCTACGCCAAGCAGAAAGAGGAACTCTTCGCAAGCCTTCGAAAGTAGCGGAGAACGCCCCGCCCAAGTGGTGGCACGTTGGGAGCGATACCCAAGCGGGGCACGAGTTAGGGAAACAACTCCCTAACCAAAAGACAGGAGAAAGACAATGACCAAGAAAGACTATGAAATCCAAGCGAAAGCCTTTGCGCTATCTGTTGGAGTTGTTAAGGAAAGCGGACTTTATGACGCGGAGAGCGCTCTCGGATTGGTAGCGACAATCCTTGCGGATTCACTGGAGCGAGAGAACCCACGATTTAACCGCTCCCTATTCCTCACCGCTTGCGGGGTGAACTAATGAACAAGACTTTCACGATTCGTTTACAAGTCCGTGAATTGGATTTCATAAACACATCCGCAGAGGAAGTTGAAACTTATTTCAAAGATTTATTAGACAAAGCGGTCTTGCCCGCCCTGAACCTCTCACTTGTACCTCTATCCCTTGAAGTGAAGAAGGCGAGAAAGTAGAAAGAAAAAGCCCTAGCCCCTTTACAGAGGGCGAATGTTCGCGGCATACTAGGGCACGAGGTGAGGCAACAATGCCAAGCCCAACAAGACAGGAGAAAAGAAATGAATACAACAACAGAAGAAACAACAGAACAACGCGAAGCGCGTTTAGAAGAACAAGCGTGGCAAGAGATAGAGGAAGCGGGCTACACTCGCGAAGCAGTGGAAGATTACCGCGACAATATGGGCGACTATTACTGCCCACTATTCCGCGAAGATGACGGAGAACCCGTGATGTTGTGGCGCGATTGGATTGAACAATTTGAGGAAGCCTTTACGGGTTACTCAGACGCGGAAGATTTTGCGGTGGAGTTGGCAGACCAAATGATGGACGCACACGGAACAGACAACGCCATCGCCCGATATTTTGACTACAAAATGTTTGAACGCGACCTGTTTATGGGTGACTATTGGCAGGGAACTAACGGCTATATCTTTGGGAGTTACTAATGATTGACCTAATGGTACTTATATTCTTAATCTTCTCACTCTTTGGGGTGATGTCCTTTGCGGAGTGGGTTTATGAAGCACACCAAAGAGGAATGGAACGAGTTCGCAAGTACGACCAACGACAGGAGATGAAGCGATGAGTAGCGAGAGAGAGTGTGAACTGTATGAGTGCTACTACCAAGCACACGGAAATTCTAGGTATTGCGTACACCATCAACCAATTAAAGTTAAGACAGGAGAATGAAATGAGTCGGTTAAATATGAGTGCAACGGAATTATTGGAACGTATTAAAGAAGAAGGTGTTATGTGTGATGAATGTGGATGTGAACACGATGAAGAGAATAATCTAATGACCATAAAGGGAGAATAAATAATGAGCGACCAATTAAGTTGGAGCGAGTTAGCAGAACTTACCCACGCCAAACAGGTTGAGATGTTTAACTGGTGTTCTTGTGAGGATAACGAGGGACAGGAGAACCCGTACAACGATTGCCCAAGCACAGATATATCTATGGTTGCTTTATGTGGTGATTGCTTGTACCCTGTAAACCAATGCGAACACGGAAGGGAGTTTCGGAAATGAATGAAGAAACCTACTGCGAAGTATGCTTGGAAAATTTTACAGATGATAATGATTTCAATCATAAGTTTGATTATCCTGTGTGCTTAGAGTGTGCGGATAAGATGATGGAGTTAGTATGAGTACGGTATGTAAGAAGTGTGGTTGGGTTATGGCTAACCCTGATTGGGGTTGTCTTGATTGTGCTTGGCAAGAATACAACAAACTAAAAAACAAGATAGGAGAAAGCAAGTGAGTAAAGAATATACATATGTAATAGTCTATAAAGAGGGCGAAGGTTGGGAGATAGACACCGATTCTGAAGAACAATTCTTTCACAACGGCACAGTTTATGATACAGAAACAAAGCAGTGGGAGTACGGCTATCTAGGTGAGGGCGAGTACAACGCCAATGAGAAAGCAGTTAACGAACAATTATGTAAAGCCTTAGCGATTATGAATGGAGAAGACTAATGAAAGATTATTTAGTGGAAGTATTGAGCGAGGAAGATACAGGTTGGGCGCGGAAACTTAAGATTGAAAAAGACGACAAGACATACAGAGCAGTTTTATTCTGGAATACTTTTGACGGCTTTGATTTAATCTGGGTTGATGAAACACCTGAATGGGCAGATGATTTAGATTGGCACGAACTAGATGAAAGGACAAGCAACTAATGAGTACGGATTTATTGGCAGAGATTGAAGCGTTAGCACGCAAGATTGTTGCTATAGATTTAAGCCAGAAAATTATTGTTAAGTCGGACGACACCGATGAGTGAGCCGATGTGGATGAGCGGTGACCCCGCTACATTCTCTGATTCATTCGATGATGTTTATGAAGTAGAGTGTGATTGCAATTGGACAGGAGAAGTAGATTGCAAGAAGGAGTACAACAACGGAGTTACATTTATCTATGCAGAGTGGACGTGTCCACAATGCAAGGAAGAACACACGACAGAGAGGGACTTTGATAGTGAGTGAGAAACAATTTCAAATAAGTTATAAGGTGGAAGGTGTAAGGGTAGTCAATGTCTGGTTGCCAGAGGGCACGGAGTTGCCCCATATCTGGAACGCTATGACCCCTGAACACCAAGACGAATGGTTGTATACACACGAAGGCAGAAGTACAGTTGCCTACGAAGACATCCATTATTCACAAGCCGAGGCGGTATTAGAAGTACGCCGTCTTAAGTCGGTAAGTAATGGGTGATTATGTAATCAGAGAATGGCACGACCAAGCACTATGCCAGCGACACCCTGACCCTGATATGTGGCACTATGAGAATTCAATGTTCCAAGATGAACAACAACTTGAAGTCTTAAGAAGTGTACAAGCAATTGAAGTATGCCACGATTGTCCTGTTAGAACTGAGTGTCTAGCACAAGGAATGGAAGATGAGAACATCGTCTACAATGGGGGCAGTGGCAGTATCTGGGGTGGATTACTGAACTCTGAGCGGTATACCCTGAAAACTGGGCGTGTCGGGAGCAGGAGATTGGAGTCTGAAGAGCGTCACAGAAACGCAGTAAGGAAAAGAATTGGTAGACTTAAGGTATGAAAATGAGAGTCATAGCAGTATCCATACTGGTCATCTTGTCTATCTCTTTCCCTATCAACAAGGCAGTTGATGTGGAGTTAAAGGTTACTAAGCACCGAGACAAGCCACCCATCCAGACTAAGGCTACGATGGAACAGAAGAGAGCCAACAAGTTAATGGCACGAGAGTTTGCCAGCGCAGGTTGGGGTTGGGATAAACGCGAGAGGCAGTGCATTCATAATATCTTCACGAAAGAGAGTCGCTTCGACCACCTAGCCAAGAACCAACAAGGCAGTAGTGCCTATGGAATTGGACAGGTATTAAAGGAGAAGTCCTCTGACCCAGCAATACAATTATTGCGAGCCTATAAATATATTGAGCATCGGTACGGCACACCTTGCCGTGCTTGGAAACACCACTTAAGACATAACTGGTACTGATGCTAGACCTTAGAGGTAAACCTCTATTCACCTGTGTCTGTGGTTGCAAGATGTGGATTGTAACTGTAATGTGGGATGAGGAAGACAGGACTATATCGTGGTATGACCTGAAACAGGAGTGTAAGGAGTGCGGTGCGATAGCAACTGCACCAACGGAGATAGATTGGAAGGATGAGTAATGCCTACTTATGAGTACAGATGTAACAAGTGTATGGCTAAGGTAGTCTTAAGTCGTGATGTAGATGAACGCGATGAAGAAGTTGCGTGCGTCTGTGGCAACAAGTCAAGTCGCATTTATAATACAGTCGGTGTCCAATTCAAGGGCACTGGTTTCTATTCGACAGGAGGATAAGATGTGTGAATGTAGTAATGGTGGGTGCAGTGCGTGCCATACAAGGGACGAGAGTCCGCTTCACTTCATAGCAAGTGGCAAAGAGATTGAAGAACTCTACAGAATATCTTTAGATAATGATTATCCTGAAGACTTATGGGTAGACCCAGCAGAAGCAGACTTACCTGATGCTGAGTAATGTAGCATCAAAGGTTGTGTCATTCGGCAGGTTGGGTTTCGCTTTGCTGATTATATTCTGCTTGTTCTAAGTCATCATCACGATAAGGTTTGAATCCACCTATCTTGTTAATGAGTTTACGGATAGCACGCTTGTGACGCATACGCGCTGTGTCTTCAGACCCAAGTTTCATTTCCTCTGCAATTGCACCGAAGTCCATTGACTCTGCATAGCGTAGGAATAATAACTTCCTATCATCCTTATGTAGTTTCCAATAGCCAGCGTCAATCTCTATCATCATAGCCATAAGGTTGCCACCTTCTGATGGAGCAGTTGGTCTGCCACCACCAGCAAGGTCTAACTTCTGACCTAGATTTATTTCACCTCTTAAGACAGAGGGCAACAGAGCCTCAACCATATCTGATTCATAGAAGAACAAGTCAGATGTTTCATAGCCACCACTCTTAGCCTTCCAGTGTTGGCAGTAATCTAATGCTTGGTTGCGAAGAGAACGATAGATTAAATTCTTTGCATCCTTCTCACCGATTGCTTCCCAAGTATCTAGTTTATTGGGATGTTCAACGAACCACTGATATAAAGATTGTCTTATGTCTGCCGTATCAATGTTAAACTTAGTATGATACTCAGTAGATACTGAATCAACTATGTATTGCCAACGCTCAATGCGTTCCCATTCAATCACTTTATCTTCACCCCTAAATTGGTATGAAGAAAT